AAAATACTAACCATATGTCTCATAATAAGTTGACAGTCAAGTCACCAAGAATGATACAAGGAGCACAACCACAGTTTGTATGTTTGGTTGGGCCTTGGATTGCGGCTTTGCAAAATATGGTAAAGCAAGATCTAAATAAACACAATAATATAGTGTTTACATCAGGTGTATCGACCTTGGCTGCGGCTTCTAAATTAATGGAAGTGGAAGGAAATATCGTAGAGGATGATGTTAGTTCTTGGGATGTAAGCATGCACCGCAAAATTTTGGCTTTAGAAGTGTGGCTGGCAGAGCGTTTACATGCACCGTTGGCTACTATACAACTGATGAGATTGAATGTTGATACAAGAGGTGTTACAACCAATGGATTAGCATTCAAGACAAAAGGTACTCGTAAATCTGGTGATCCCTATACATCATTGTTCAATTCTATTATGAATGCTATGTTTCATATGTTTATATTAGGTAAAATATTGCGGTTGAGTTTCGTGACTATACGGGAACAAATACGCATGTTAGTGCAGGGAGATGATAATGTTATGACTCTCCCAAGTCATTATCCTAAGATAGATTTTAAGTTTTGGATGGCACAGTTGGGTTTTAAAGCTAAGGCATTATATAGAAAACCTGAGGAGGTTCAGTTTTGTTCTATGAGATTATACCCAGTTGAAGGAGGTTGGGCCTTCATCCCTAAAATAGGCAAGGTTTTGTGCAAATTCGGTGTGTTTGTAGATCCTCCTAAAATAGATCCTGATGTACTGCTACGAGGATCAGCATTAAGTTTATATGAAGGTGTACAGTGTCTACCTTTGTTTAAAACATATTTAGACTTCATTTTGAAACAAACACATGGTGTTGAAAATCACCCAATCAAACGTGAGGAGTGGCAAATGCAAATAGTTCCTATAAAATCCACAATTGATACGATATATTTTTTCAGTCAGCAATATGATTGTTCGGATCAATTCTTTAAAACGTTTGAAAAAGAAGTCAAAACAATAAAAAGAGATACAAATAGCATAGGTCCTTACTTTAGATGGCTATGCGATCGAGATACAGCTGGTGATCCAGTAACCTCGACAATATATAATTAATGGTGGCAATACAACAGTAGCAGTTAGAATAAAGGTTTTAAATAAAAATAAGGTCATCGAGTCACAGGGATGTGACCTTGAATCTAAATAAAGTTTAAAATATAATAAATTTAGTGAAGTAGTGAAGTAGTCACCCGTGGCCTGTAGAAACCACGCGTGTTTAGGATTTAGTTTAAAATAGGAGATAGATACTATAATATAATTTAGAATCGAGTCAATTAGGCGACGTATAGTGGTGAGACATTATAATTAGCAAGCTATCGAATAAATATATGAAATATACACCAAACTTACAACATAGTATATGTAAAATATTGACCATACACCTCCAACAATACCATGGTGTTTTATACTTAGTAGCCTCAATGTTGTATTTTAGTGGCTGAATTAAACATGAGTGCAGCAATAAAAATTTTAAAAGATAGAGTAGTGTCAGGGGCCAAGCAGGTTATAAAATCTGAAATAGTTAAGGATGTTAAAGAAGCAGCCAAAGCACTAGGATTTGTGCAAAAAGGTAAGCAATCCAAACGACCCACCCAACACCAAACTCAAAATATAAGAAAACATGAAAAAAATAATAAAGAAATGGCTGGAGTAACAGTCACTGATGGTCTCAGTAGATCAAAAGTCCATCAAAATAAAAATGCAGATGTACACACCACAGGTTTAGTAAGAGAAAAGGTGTGTGATATCTTTGGAGCTCAGGGTAATATGAACAATTTTTTGGTAACTAAGTTCAAGTTGACGCCGGCCAGTCCATATTCGTTTCCTACTTTAGCTATTGAAGCAGCTAACCATATGTTGTATCGACCCAGAACAGTCAAATTTTGTTATGAGACTGAAGCATTTACAGCTACAGCCAGCTCAAGTCAAGATGCTGGTAAGATCATATTAGCTACCAGCCCTGATGCTGATGAAGAGACATTTACTAATGAGGACGAAATGTTAAGATGCTATGGGTCTACTTGGGGGCCTACTTATGCTCCAGAATTAAAACATGACGCATTAAAAAGTGCTGTACCAGATGCAAGAGGCAGATATTATTATGTAGACTATTTGGCTAACTTGTATGATGATAAGTTTACTACATTTGGAACTTTTCAAATAGCCACATCTGGGGGTGTAGCAACTGACTCAACTAAGTTGGGCACTTTATATGTAGAGTATGAGTTTGAATTTTCCAGACCCCAATTAACTAAGAATGCTATAGTACCTAAGTATTACTATAGATTGGTATCTGGGGCACCTACACCAGCTGCACCGCTTACATCTCCTACCATTGACTCCAACTCTTACCCCATTCCTTTAAATATAAATTCCCCCTATATGTATGGCCCTTATGGAGCTTGGGATAATAATGGGACTACAGTTATTAATTTTCCAAGTTCTACAACTGGTGTGGCATGGTTAATTAGTGCATACGCCACCGGAACTTCGGTGATTGGTGCTATAGCCGTGTCATCGACCGGTATGTCACCATACAATATAGTGAATTCAACCAATTATTATCAAGTGTATGATTCAGGCCAGGCCGCGACAGAAATTGCATTAGTGCAGAACCAGAATAATTCTACCATAATATTATCTGGATCAGCTACTACCTTTACATATTTTCAGATTATTATTACACCTGTTAATAGTGCCGATATAACATCACAGTTATTAGGTGCAAAAGGAAGATTCTTAAACTCAACAATTAATAAATTACGTCTTCAAGTTGAGGAGGAAGCTTCACCAGGTGTGATGATTCATAATGATTATCATAATGCACCTCTCACGGCCACTAGTGCCTCATCATCATCCTCTGTTAGCAATGTTTATAATCGTGTAAAACCGATGTTTAGATAATCATGCTAACAGTTATTGCAACAGTAGTAGTAATACTATGGGGTCCTGAACGAACCCCCTTTGTGAGTTTCTAACTGGAGGTTTTTTATCCTCCCAACATTCATGATTATTCTAACATGATGTTGTTATCAATTAACTATAGATGGAAATCGTTGTTTTCCCATATTTAAGAACTTCCACATCTTAACATATGAAATCAAAAGTCATAATAACACCAGGACGGCGTTTTTAAAATAGTCCTGGACTCAAGTGTTGTACCGCGTTCATGCGGGTTTTTACTTGAAACGTG